TCTCCATCTTATGAGATGAGAGTTAGGGAACAAAAATCTCTTGTAGATAATGCCGTAGATTCAAGGATGAAAGGTATACAAGAGACGATGGCTATGGATAATCTCAAAAAAGAATTATCATCTCGCTTTAATATGAATGATGAAGCACAAGTCAATAATTTTATTGAGTTTGCTACTAAACCTAAAAGTGAAGTGCCTTTAGATATGTTAGTCGATGTTTACAGAAAGTATAATGGTGAGCAACCAATCGGCAATGAAAGCATTGAAGCTGCAAAGAGAACACAACAAAATGTTCCTCAAACAGCTGGCGTTTTACAAGGTGGAGAAATCAAAAAAACTACTGAGATAGATGATGTTTGGAGTGGAATCCTTGGCCATAGTAGTAGAAGCAATATAAAATAAATAGACAAAGGAGTCTTATATGTCAACTTACAATCAAGGAATTGTGAATGTTGGAGACCCAGGTTCGGCAGCCTCTGGCTACCATACTAGGCGGTTATTTAACTTCGCAGACCGTGTTGCAGACTTAGCTCCAGACGAATCCCCATTTTTCGTTTATCTTTCAAAGGTAGCTAAAGTCCCAACCGACGACCCAATATTCCGTTTCTTAGAAGATAGAACAAAGGTCTCTATGACTGACCGTTCATTTCAACTTGCAGCCGATGTAACAATCCCTGCACAAGGTAGTAATGAAACTTATACGATTGATGACGGAGCTACTGTTCCTGGCTCAATCGATTGGTTAATTAGAGGTATGGTAGTAGTAATTGGACAAGAAGCGTCAAACGCTCCAGATCCAGTAATGGTAAGAGTAGAATCTGACCCAGTAATCGGAGGTTCAAGCACTACCTTCATAGGTAAAACATTATCTGGTGATGATGGTGCTATTAATATCGATAATGCAAAGTGTACTGTAATTGGTACATCTTTCTCTGAAGGTTCTGGCTCTCCATCTGTTTTTTCAGAAGAACTTGATAATAGCTTTGGCTATACTCAAATCTTTAAAACAGCTTGTGAGATGTCAAACACAGCAAGAGCTACTCAGTATCGTGGTTACGCAGATGAGTTCCAAAGAATTTGGAATAACAAACTTCGTGAGCATAAAGTAGATATTGAAAGAGCTATGCTTTTCGGTAATAAGCAGTCAGTATCTGGTGTACAGTATTCTGATGGTATCGTTGGGCACATTCTAAATGCATCAGCACCAAAAACTGGTTCAGATGATTTAGCATATTCAGCTGGTAGCCCTTACTACAGAAGTGCAACTACTTCTGAACTTACTTATGATAGAATCTTAAGTGACTTTGAAGTTCTTTATGACCCAGCAAGGGGTTCTTCAAGTGCAAAGTTAGGTTTAGCTAGTTTGCCATTGATGACCTTTTTTAATAAGATGGGTTCTGGCGGTTTCTTAGATGGTTCTATGGCAAGTGAGCTACAGTATCAAATCGAGAAATCTCAAGGTTCATTCGGACATCAAGTTCTTTCTATACAAACAATTCACGGTGAATTAAATTTAGTTAAAGAGCCTTTATTCAGAGGCTTTGCTTCTGGTTTCTTAGCTTGTGTTGATTTAGATAACGTTTCTTACAGACCTTTGGTTGGTAATGGCGTTAACAGAGATACACAAATTATGACCAACGTACAAGCAGCTGATGAAGACTTGCGTAAGGATATGATTTTGACTGAAGCTGGTTTAGAAGTATCTCTACCAGAAAGTCATATGCTAATTCACTTACAAGGAGTTTAATCATGAGAGCTGATTTATCAAATAAAAACGTAGGTGGAGGCATCTACATAATAGACCACGATTGTGGTGCGGCTGAAACGCAAACAGTTGATTTGCCTGCTGGAGCTCCAGATGGCGGTTATGCTATAGCTTGCATGGGTGCAACAAATGCAAACGGTCTTATCGTTGAAAGTTGTTCTGCCCCAGCTGATGGTGTAATAACAGTTACGCTGAGTGGAGTTGCGGGTGCTAATGATGACTTAACAGTCATTTACTACGGTAGCAAATCCAGCAGTTCATCTGACAACTAAACCTATAGTGAATATAATGTGGGGATACTTTTAGTGTCCCCACTATATAAGATATGAATTGTATACATTGTAATTTTGAAAATAAAGATAACTGGTTTTATTGCAAGAGTTGCGGTAGAAGAGCATCAGAGCCTACATTTACAACAAATATGTTTATGATGACTGAGCGTGGTAAAAGAAGTGATGTAGAAATTTCTGTTAAAAGTATGGACGATGCTGTTAATACTGAAATTGCAAGAAGACAGAATAAACAAAAAAAGTTTTGGAAGGAGAAAGCAAATGCCATACGGTAAAGGAACATATGGGTCTAAAGTTGGTAGACCACCTGGTAAGAAAAAAAAGAAAGCATCTAAGAAAAAGATGAAGAAGAAGAAGAAGTAATGGCTTGGAATTACGCTATAGAAATAGATTCTAAAACTGGCTTTGATGGAGACAGTAATTTAGCTACTGGATTAGGAGCAAGCTTTGAGGAGTTTACAGATAGGTGGTTATCTGATTCAGCTAGAGAGGTTATAAATTTATTACCATCAAGGCTTAAGCATCTATGTGCTACTAATAATACTTTTACCTCTGGTACACCAGAATCTTTAAATACTGGTCATGTACTTTTAGTTACTAGAAATGATGGAAGTATAGAGCAACCTTGTAGAGCAATAGAACCAGAACAAGTAGGAAGAGCATCTGACCCAGATGATATAAATTTTGCAACGGCTACAGATCCAGTATTCTTTGTGAAAGATAATACATTAGATGTCTTACCTACTGGAGGAACAGTATCTTATTCTGAGGTACAGTATCCTTCAATAGTTGGTTCTGATACTTCTATAGCTAATTTCCCAGATGAAGCTGAGAGAGCAGTAGTTATAGGAGCTTGTATCAAAGCAGCTGAATATATGTTAGCTAACGATGAAGATGTTCAAGTTATTATACCTATACTTACACAACTTAGAGAAGATTATAAAAGAGAGATAGAAGGTTTATAATATGGCTGTTCATAGCATTACTGTAAAAAAACTTATAAGTAGAATTAGAGAAACATTTCCTAATGCTCAAGAAAAATATATCATGGAACTTATTAATGATGCATTAGTTGAGATAGGAATGTATCATACTAAATCTGTTCAAGCTAAAGTAAGTACTGTAGCTAATCAAATGTGGTATGATATTGGAGATGGTGCTGAGGATTCCAGTAATAATAAACTAGAAGTAAATAAAATATTTAGAGTAGACTTGCTAGATAATGATGGTGATTATATTAGAATACCTAGATTAGTAGATGAGAATATACTTTTAATGGATACTGAAAGTGAACCAGCTATAGAAAGGCCAGATTAATATGGCAAGTAATATTAAATACCCAGAGAGAGTTGCTATGTGGTTTATCGAAGGAGATAGACTTTGCTTAATAACTAATGTAGATAGTGAAGGCAATACTAGCACTAGTGATAGAAAAAGATTTAAAGCTATTCAAGAAACAATTACTGATGGTTTGCTATTGCATTATTATGGAGAACCTAACTCTGTAAGTTCTGTAACTGATAGTCTTGATATTGATAACACAATGCATAAAGCTGTTGAGGATTATGTAAAGAAGTGTTTATATATGGATAGAGCTGGTAAAACTAATGACCCTAATTTAGTAGCCTCCTCTATGCAGTTATCAGCTATGCATAAAAAGAATTACGATGATGCCATAAGAAGATTTGGCTCAAAGAAAAGAGATAAGACTGGAGGAACAAGAGTTATCGTTCCTGCAGATATGAGATAACAAAAATGCCCATGAGAACTGTCAAGCTCGGTAAGGCATAGATAAGGAGAAACAAGATGGCAGATATACACAAGTATAGAGTGAACGAGTCTAATAATATCCAATTAGGTCAAGCTGGTTCAATCTTTGATAATGGAGCTGCTGGTGCTACAACACCTAGTAATGGTGTTATAGTAGCTATTCAATTTATAGCAGATAGTACTTTTACAGCTCTAACACCAGTTGATGATTCCTATATAGGAACATCTGGAGGGGCTGGAGATGCAGTAGCAAGTGGAGACACTTTTGGAGCTGGTGTTACTATATTCGGTAGATGGAGTTCATTTGAATTGAATAGTGGTAAAGCTATAGCTTACTTAGGGTAATGAAGACTCTATCTATAGCATTATCATATGCAAGCTCACTTACAAGCTCAATAGTGGCTAGTGTTGAACACTTATGGAATGGCAATACATCCACTTGGGAATCAGAAACAGAACAATGGCAAGATATAACAGGATAAGGATTTAAAATGGCAAAATTAACAGGACAATCAATAGCAAGTAGTTATGACCAAGTAGTCATCGTAGATGATTCTAATGGTATAACCTCTAGCTTACAACCTTTAGAAAGTGCAGATACTGGTGGTGGCGTATCTGCTTTAAAAATAGCAACCAATAAAGTTGAAGTAATACCTAGTGCAGCTGACGATTCTAACGCATTTGAAGTATCAAAAGCTGATGGTACTGCAATAATAACCGCAGACTCTAGTGCAGAAACAGTTGACATAGCTGGACATGATGAAAGTGCAAAAGGATTAAAACTAGGTGGAACATTAATAACTGCAAGCGCAACTGAATTAAACGCTTTAGATGGCGTAACTACAACTTCATCTGAGTTAAATGTTTTAGATGGAGATACTGCAGCTGGGAGTGATACAATAGCATCTACTTCTAATGTAATAGTTGACATTGGTGGAGCAGTTCAAAAGAAATCAGTTGAAGATTTAGAAGTAAAATTTGAAGATTACTTTGCAAGACCAATGTCGATAATGTTATGGAATGCTAGTAGTAAATATCAAATGAATAATACTAGTGGACAAGATTTAAATGATTGTGAAAGTGTGTTTGATTTTAGTGATTTAGGTGCTTCTACTAATACTTATCAATTAAAATTATATGTTCATGTTACTTCTCATATTGGTGCTGGTTATAATTTCCAATTACAATATGACAATGCTGGTAGTAATGGTAATGTAGCTTGTTCAAATGCTAG